GTCAGTGTTGGTATTCTCAGTGGATGGTTGGAGAATCATATCAGAGGAAAATTCGAGTGATATCGGTTAACTCCAAGTTTATAACTCGCGACGTTATAAAAGCGTGGCAGATATCGACTGGGGGCCGAGCCATAAATTACATGACTACAGAGTACGCAATGGAACAGTCATTCTCAGGCGGTGGACGTGCCGGGATCACCGCTATGAATACTCAGGTAGTCAGTCATTTAAATTGGCTAGGTGCTGGTATAGCTGGAGCCGCTGGTATGTTGTTTGGGTATCAGGGTTGGTATAAGGCTGCAGGCTTAGCTGTTGGTGCTGGGCTTGTCGCCTCTCAATATCGACACCATGACATCTATTCGTACAAGGAAGAACCTACATACATCAGCAGGGAATACACCAGTGTTCAGAGCTTCTGGGCTCCCTATCGTCCAGAAACCGCGATCACTTGTTGTAAACCTGATAACACTGAGATCTGTCATGGCGGTTACCGTTGGAAGCTGCCTACAGATGACTACACAGCCATGATGGCCAATATCGTGAATACTCCGAAGGGCGGGACGCGCATAGCCAAACTTATGCGATACGCGCATGCCAAGAAAATTTATTACCCTGTACAGATGACACCATACATCAACACGGTAGTGGAAGACCTATCCACAGATGCGGTTACTCCTCTACCGGCTGGCACGGTGGACTTTGTACCCAGAAGCATGGGTGGCACAGGACTTAAACCGTTTCTTTACCGAGGGATGGTTATAGCTTCATCTTGGTATCCAGCGTACTTCAATAATAATTGGGAGTGTCTTTTAAAGGCATACCACAAACGGATTATTAATGAGGTGCCTAGGATGAAAGATGAGCTGATGCCGTTATATAGGGCTGAAGCTTTCAGACTCGTTGACGACATAGGTTACGTGCCATTCATGCCTACTGATGAGTATCTGGACTCTTTCTCTAACGGACCGAAAAGGGATAAAGCTGAAGAGGCTTTATGGTCCGTACCGAGGCATCCGGCTGTAAAGTTAGAAGTCTTAGTAAAGATGGAGTTCAATAAACAGGGCAAGGATTTAATTGATGGCAAGCCACGACTGATATTCTCTCCTGACGAAACGACCAAAGCGGTAATAGGTATGTGGACCAAACCTCTTGGGCACCACTTAGCTATGACCTATGATGGTACTGGACAAATATGTTTTGCATGCCACAGGAGCGACGCAGAGTTGGGGAGAGTTTTCTCTGACTGGTATTACCAGGGATATACCAACTACGTGTGTTTAGATCAGTCGAGCTTTGATAGACACCAGTCGCTAGATATCATCAAAGTGATGTGGGCTGTGTATCGTGAATTGGGAGCACCACCGAGGGTGCTGTCCTGGTTGAGAGCTGCCCAGATGACAAGTACTGTTCACTCATCTGGTTTTAAATTTCTGCAAGCGGATATGCGTAAATCCGGAATGCCTGACACGACGGCTGGGGGCACCATGGTTAACATAGTGCTTTCCAGATTGGTGTTCGGCGACCTAGACTACAAAATGTTTGTTTGTGGGGATGATGTGCTCTTAATGCTGAAGACTTTGGACTCAGTAGACTTGGAAAGTTACAGGGATCATTATAGAGACCTGGGCTTCGAAGTCAAGTGCCACGTCAGCCAGTACCCTGATTTCTGCTCCAGATTTTTCTGGCCTGTAGCAGATGGAGGTTTTGTACTGGCACCAAAAGTAGGAAGGTTTCTGTCGACTAGAGATCACTATCTAGCTGGAACTCGATTGAGGAGAAGCAAAGAGTTGCAGAGACAACGCGGAGTAGCCTTGGGGAACTGGTTGGTAGTGCGACATGTACCGGTTCTCGCAGATATTACCCGTTCCATTCTGGCGATGACGGAAGGAATCGCAGCAGAAGAACCTACTTCTTGGACGTACATGCAAAGAGGCGTGAGCATGGAAGAGTTAGAAGACTTAGCGCCTTCAGTACCCATAGATGTTTGTGCAGACGCTATTATGATGTTCACTGAGTTATATGATATAACTCCACAAGAGTGTCTGTACAGATTAACTGGGGTGGACACAGCCGACGAAGAGATTCGTCGGTTGTTAAGTGTAGAGTAAGAGAAAACGGATGTCCCGGCGACGAATTATTACTTACATCATGG